AGCATTTGAAGGATTCCTAAATGTGCTCAATGCAATCGCCAAGGTTGCCTCGGCTATTGTCACAATTATTCGTGAAGCTGCCTCTGTGATTATCATGATGGCCAATGCTGCTATCGATGCAAAGAACAAGCTTCTGCCAGGTAAAGACACAAAGTTAATTCCTCAAATACCGGGAACAGTCGGAGCCCTTCGAGGTACTTCTACAGCTCTTCCAGGAGTTATGTCCGGCTCAAATGTTGGAAGCGGTAGCATCAATCTAACAGTCAATGGAGCTATCGATCCTGAGGGTACAGCTCGAACAATCGTTAATGTTCTCAACCAATCTTCCTATCGTGGAACCCTAGGCGCGGCAGGGCTGGTTGGATGACAGTATGGACTCCAGATTGGGCAGTCTCAGTCAACGGCGCTGGAGATATAACAAGCCTAGTCATTGCTGACTTAACCGTTACTTCTGGCCGTTCAGATATCTATTCTCAGCCGGTAGCTGGTTATGCCCGTTTTACGGTAAAGAACCTAGACCAATCAGCCATCACCTTTGATGTCAATGATTCGGTTGTCATTAAGGTCAAAAACTCTTCTGGAACTTATGTGCCAATCTTCGGTGGAGATATTTCAGACATCGATGTTGTGGTCAGGACAGGTGATCCTGCAATCACAGAAGATGTGACGATCACAGCTCTTGGAGCCTTAGCCAAGCTTCCAAAGACTTTAACCGAAGGCGTTTTAACCAAGGCAAATGACGGTGACCAAATCTATGCAATCCTTTCGGCTTTGCTTTATGGCGCATGGAATGAAGTTCCAGCAGCTCTCGAATGGACAAACTACGAGGCAACCACCACTTGGGCAGATGCTCAAAACACAGGGCTTGGAGAGATTGACCAACCTGGAGATTATGAGCTAACAGCTCGTTCAGCTTCAACCACAGATGTCTATTCGCTCGTTTCTGGCTTGGCTAGGTCAGGGCTTGGATACATTTACGAGGATGCTTCAGGCAGAATCGGCTATGCAGACTCAACCCATCGTGGCGAGTATTTAGCAGCAAACGGTTACGCCTATGTCGATGGCGGTTGGGCTTATGCAGCTGGAGTTTCTACTTCTAAGCGGTTGGGTGATCTTCGCAATAAAGTCACTATTACCTACAAGTCTGGCCAGCAAGAAACCGCCGAAGATGCAGCTTCTATTGCAACCTATGGAATCCAAGCCGAAAACATTCAAACAAGCATCGAGAACGGTGCAGATGCCCTGTCTCAAGCTGAGTTCTATTTAGACATCCGGGCATATCCTCAGTATCAGTTCAAGGCAATCACCTTCCCATTGGCTAACCCTGCAATTCCAGATGTCTCTCGTGACCAAGCTTTGAACATATTTATGGGCTTGCCTATTGACATCGAGGACTTACCAACCAATATCGCTGGCGGTCGCTATCAAGGCTTCATTGAGGGTTGGACTTGGACAAGCCGATTTAACCAACTCGATCTTACAATTATTGTCTCGCCAGTTGCTTTTAGCCTTCAAGCTTTCAAATGGCTTAATGTTCCAATAGGTGAGACATGGAACACCATCAGCCCAACATTAGACTGGAATAACGCTACAATAGTGGCCTAACAAGGAGAAACATGGCAACGACAACCAATTACGGGTGGACAACCCCTAACGATACAGACCTGGTTAAAGATGGCGCATCCGCTATCCGCACCCTTGGTTCTTCTATTGATACAACAACCAAGGCGCTAAACCCTTCAACAACCCTTGGAGACATTGAATATCGCTCTGCAACAGCGAACACAAACACTCGACTTCCAATTGGTACATCTGGCCAATATCTTTCGGTCAATGGTTCAGGAGTTCCAGCTTGGTCAACTCTTCCAGCAGGCGGAACATCCTCATTCAGCTTATTAAATACAGGCGGAACAGCATTAACAGGCGCAACAACAATTACCGTTAGCGGATTGTCCGGATATGAGAAATATATGGTTTTTGTTGAAGCAGCATCATCAGTCAATGCTTCAGCGTTTATTAACTTGAGAATTAACGGAGATACAGGCTCTAATTGTGCCAGTTCCTTCTGTAAATTGCCATAACCGGCACTTAGCAAAAGATTAACCAAGTCACCAAGGCGCATAAAGGCCAAATACTGTGAAGCATCTTCTCCTTGGCCGTTCATACGCGCTACCACGATGGGCAAGTCCCCACCTACATCACCGCGTTTGGTAACTTGGTCAATCCATGCTTTTGGCTGAAAGGCTGATCTTGCTTTTACTTCGATGTCGAACGGGACACCGGTCACATCTTTGCCAGACCTTCCAGCACCATTCGCAACTGCGTGTGGCCACCAGCGCGAAAGATAGGTCGCAACCACCTTCTCGGTTCTATAACCTCGGTGTTTGCGACTTTGACTCATGGTTATGCCTTACCTGCCGAATTGATTGTGTGGCACTTAGGGCAAGTCCATTCAGAGTGTAAAGCTCTCTCTTTGATTTCCTTGATTGTTGGTCGCTCATTGCACATTTGGCAGATGATACGGAAACCAAGCTCTTCAAGGTCATCAGCGCTCTTGCGAGCAGCTTCTAACTCTTCATCAGTAGGGAATTGCTCCCACTCGTTGTCGAGGTTCTTGAAATATAGCTTTCCCATTACCACTTCACCTGTGGCTTCCATGAACCGTCATCAGAAATCATGTACCAAATCGGATCACAGAAAGCCTCTGCTCCTGGACCTGCTGGACCTTGCTTAACGCAACGGAATTGACCCCAAGGCTTCTTAGTCTTTTGGCTAACTCCATGCTTCCAAATCATTTCACCATGCTTGCAGCTTGGCATATCTTCCTGAGTCTTACCGCCTAATACATCCTTGACCAACTGGACAGCATCTACAGCATGTGCAGACTCATCGATTGGCTTAATAGTCCAAGGATCATCAACATTCTCAACTGTTATCTTCTCAGCAAGCTTCTCAGCAAATGGCTTTGGCTTAGCGTTCTGAACCTTGGTCATTTCTTCTCTTGAAGCTCTCTTACCTTTTGTTGCATAGCCAGCATTTGCCAGCGCACGACCAATAGCCGAAGTCTCGCAATTCTCAAGTGCAGAAGTAGCATTAACCCCACGACCTTGTACCGTCTCTTCAGCCAAGCCTGTTGTCCAAGGACGAGCATCCGCCTCTGTGCGATAGATAGAAGCTTCAACAATGAATCGGCCAGTCGTGTGTTCCAAAACCTTTGTGTGAATCTGGCCATCTGGGTGATCCTTCCAATACTTAGTTAATCGCTCTTCTACTGTCTCGTAATCTTCTAGGTTAAACATAAAGCTCATCTCCCTCTGTGCTTAGTTCAGCTGCTAATGCCAAATAGGCACAAGCATCTATATAACTGTCGATGTGAGTTGGTGTCTCTTGTAGTCTTGCGAGCTTGACTTCGACCATCGCCAAACACGCTTGGTAATCTGTAACCGGTACTTCAAGCATTTGCTGGAGTCGCATTGCAATTCTCGATTGATTGATACGAGGATGACCATATACCCGTCCTCTGTCTCCAATGACATCAGTTGCTGATAGTAGGATTTCACTCGCCTTCATCGCCCTACCTGCTCGTAATGCTTGCGAACAGCTTTGCGGCCTTCGATGTAGCCTTTGCGCCTTCCAGCATCATAAGACAGCTTGATCCATAGAATCGCAGCGATAGTAATCATTACTGGAAAGTTAAAGTTCTCTTCCATTTGTTGCTCCCGTTCTGTTGAAGTTAGGAGAACCTTACAACGGCAATTCGACCTCAACTAGCCTTTTCTGATAACGAAACGGTAACGATTCAGCCTCATCTACAGAATCATCGACTGTGCGGTTGATAGGTAGATTGAAGTCATCCAATCCGCCTTTAACTGTATAGCTTGCCATAAATGGTAAAAGACCCATCCTTATTGACCGGCACAGCAATAGGGGTTACAGCCTTGCCGTTGGTCTCGATGATGCCAAAGCCCATCTGCCAATTAGCGGCTCCAGCCTTCAAATAAGACGCTTTCCGCTTGTCCATAAGGTTTCCTACCTCTAAGCCCCAAACGGTCCTGTAATCGCCTCGTAGGCCCTCAGAATAGGCACTTACGCCAAGGCGATGGGTATGCCCACAGACTACGCTCTTGCCAAACTTCTTGGCTAAGCCTAAAGCTGTTAGACCGCCGTTCTGATTCATTGAACCTTCGTCCCCATGTACGAGAACCCAGTCCTTAATGAACTCCAAAGGCTTCTTGTGAAACTTGATATTCATAGACTCAAACTCCATGAATTTTGGATAGTCCAACTCAGGTAAGCCGATTAAGCTTGGCGCTCCTCGAAGGAGTGTGTGATAGAGCCGGTCTGTGTGGTTGGATCGTGTGATGTCCATTGGGATACCCCAAACAGGGCCAAGTTCCCAAAGAATGTCCTGGCAAGCCTTTCTATCAGCATCAAGTTGCCCTTCGTATTCTAGATGCGTGGCCTTCGCCCAT